CGTCGGCCTCGTCGCCGACGGCGACGTGACGGCCGAGGGCCGGGCTCCACACCCATCCGCCCTCGTTCGGCTCGAGCAGCAGCGGGCCGCTGTAGCCCGGGTGTGCGGGCTGCTCGTTGTCGGCCCGCAGGCCGTGGTGCGCGCCGCCGTGCGGGCTGACGCATCTCACCGTTCGCATTCCGTCTCCCGTCACGAGGTCAGCCGGACGAAGCCGGCGACGTGGAACTTCACCAGGGCGATCGCCCCGGACGTCTGCTGCTCCTGGCCCAGCTCGATCGGCCCGGTGACCCCGGACCAGTAGACGAGGCCGCCCATCGACGCGTCGCCCGTGCTGGCCGGGGTCGTTCCCGGGGTGCCGCGCAGCATGAGCTCGACGGCGCGCACCACCGCGTACGCGCCGGCCCGGGCGGCGGACATGACGCTGTCGGCGGAGATCGCCTCGGCCGCGCAGGTGATGTCGAAGTCCTGGTCGCGTGTGCGGGCCTGGTCCAGGAAGCTGAACGCCTGCTGCGAGACGGCCGCGGTGTCCAGGCCGCCGTCCGCGGCGTAGCCGCCCGAGCCGATCCACAGCCGCTGCGTCAGCCCCGTGCCGTTCAGCACGAGAGGGTCCTCGGTCGGCGGCTGGCCGTCGAAGATCACCACCGGCGGCGTCGCGGCGCCCAGCGCGGGATCCTGGGCGGCCTGCGCCAGCAGGTAGGTGATGACGTTCGCGGTCAGGTCGGTAAGGACGGCGGTCACATCCGCTCACCGCCTCCAGGGGCCTGCGCGGTGATGTGATCCTTGAGGTCCGAGCAGTGCGCGGCCAGCAGCCGCTTGACCTCGGCATGGTGCCGGTTGGCCTGCTCGAGCCGCGCGATGTGGTGCTTCGCGGCCTGGGCCGCCTGGCGGGCGTGGTGGATGACCGCCTGCCGGTGCAGCCGCCACCACACGATGGCGGCGCAGAGCGCCGACGCCAGCAGGTTCGGCCAGATCTGGCCGTCCGGGAAGGCGAAGTAGTAGCCGATCATGCGAACGCCGCCAGCCCGGTGCTGCCCGCATGGGTCAGGATCATCTCGGCCGCCCGGTTGGGGATCGCGTACCCGTAGCCGATCGCGGTCGTCTCCGACTCCCCGTAAGCCGCCGCCCGCGGCAGCAGGCCGCCCCGCTCCACCGCGTACAGGTGCTTCAGGGCTATCTTGCAGCCTTCCGTGATCCCCCACGGGATCACCTTCCGGCCCGCCCAGTACACCGCCTGGAACTGCGCGTAGAAGTCGCCGGAGTAGAAGAACGGCAGCCCGGCGACGTGCCGGACGATCCCGGTCCGCTCGTCGACCAGGAGGTCGTCGATCTCGTACATGAACCCGTAGGTCAGCATCGGGGTGATGCCGACCAGCCCGTTCGTGGTGCTGCCGTCGCGGCGGTTCACCGGGTTCAGCGCCGCTCCGAGGTCCGTCCGCACCGGCGGGCTGCCCAGCGTCAGCACCCGGCCCTGGGCCCGGACCAGCTCGGTCACCTGCCGGGTGACCACCACCCCGACCTGCTTCTCCGTCCACTCGGTGATCGCCGTGCTGTAGCTGCGGATGTCGCTGTCGCGGGAGGCGTCGCCCGCGGCGACCTTCAGGATCCCCCGCGCCTCGGACAGCGCGATGATCGTCACGTCCGGCGCCTCGCGGACCTCGAACGAGTCCGTCACCGGCGACGCCGCCACGTACGCGCCCGCCCACGACCACGCCCACAGGTGATGGCCGGGCTGCGTCACCGTCCACGGCCCGTCCAGGAGCCACTGCCCGTCACCCCCGGCCACCGCCGGCGTGACGGTCGTGCGGTCCGGCAGCGTGATCGTCAGCACCGGCGGCGGCGACACGGAAGCCGGGTTGCCGTCGCCGTCGGTCAGCTGCAGGGTGATGTCAGCCGGAGGGACGCTGGCGCCGAGGTCGTACGGGCTTCCCACGGCTGGTCTCCTCCCTCGCCGGGTCCTGCGCGCTGCCCTGTGACAGGCGCGCGATCCTGCGCTCGATCCGGGCCGCGTACTCGTCCGCGTGCACGCCCCGGGCCGCTGCGAGCTCGCGCTGCAGCAGCCCGATGACGTGCGCCCGGCCGGCCATCAGCTGGTTACGTGCTCGAAGGTGAGCAGGTATTCCCCGTTGACCTCGAACGCGGCGAACGCGGCCTCGTTGGTGATGACCAGCTCGAGGTATCCCGACGGGGTCGCCTGTGACCACTCGAAGTTCGGGGACTCCGGGTCTGCGTCGTAGACCGGAGTGAACCGGGCGACCCTCATCGTCCCGGCCGCATCCCACTGGGGCGATGAGTTGCCGATGCACCGGACCTTGGCCTGCACAGCCTTCCGTGCCATTTACCTGCCGCCTTTCCTGGCGTCGCTCTTCATGTACCTGGCAGCCGGTCAGCCGCCAGACGCCCTCCGCGGCACCGCGGGCGCCTTGGCCGGGACGGCCTCCGGCTCGGCCGCGGGTGCTTCCGCCTCTTCCGCCTCTTCCGCCTCGGCCGGCGCGGGCGGTACGGCCGCGGCGGCGCGCTGCTCGGCTGCCCTGTTCTCGAAGGTGAACCGGCCCGCGTGGTTCTCCGCCATGACGTCCCCTCCTAGTGCAGGATGACCAGCGGGGCGGCCGCCATGTTGGCGCCGGCGGTCGCCGCGGCGAACCCGGCCAGCGTCGCCGGCGCGGTCGCTCCGGCCGACGTGCTGGCCTTGGTGAACAGCAGCGGCACCTGGCCGGTGATGTACACGCCCCCGGCGACCGCCTCCGAGCCCTGGCCGAGCGCGTCGAGCACGCCTCCCGCGCCGCCGTTGTTGTACAGCGCCACCCCGAGCACCAGCGGCCCGCTGGCCCCGGTGCCGCCCGGGTCGCTGCCGACCAGGTGCGGGACGCTCAGCGTGAACGTCTGCGCCGCCCCGGAGCCGTGGAAGCCGGACGTGTCGTCAGCCGACTGGGCGATCAGCGTGTCCGCGGTCGTCAGGCCCGTGTACAGCGCCGCCCACCCGTGCGTAGGCGTGGCGCTCGTCGCCGTCTTCACGCCGACCGTGATGCCCGTGATGATGTCGCCCTGCTGGCACACCACCGGCACCACGAACACCGAGTCCGCCGTCATGGTGATCCCCGCCGCCAGCAGCGTGGCCCGCCGCGAGATGTTCGACCGGTACGGCTGGGACGGCTTGCCGTCGAGGATCCACGACTCGAGGTCGGTTACCTTGCCCGCCATCAGAAGCCCACCAATCCGCCGCCGCTGCCCGTGGACAGCGCGGCACCCGCGGTCGTGCCGGAGTTGACGTTGCCGTAGGAGATGATCTTGCTGTTCGCGTCCTGGTAGCGGTTCGCCATGAACGCCAGGTAGGAGTAGATCTGGAACCGCACCTGCAGCGTGTCGGACAGGATCTCCTGCAGGACCCGGGTCCGGATCTCGCCCTCGAACAGCAGCAGGTCATCGAACACGCCCGCGATCACCGGGGTGAACGTGTTCCCGGATCCGGTGCCGTCCACCGGTGCCACGTGGCCGGCCGAGACGGTCGACATCGACGGGTTCGTGGTCGCGCCGCCGAAGGTCAGCGGGATGTTGTTGTCGACGTACCAGGTGCGGCCGAGGATCGTGCCGACCGGTCCCTCGTCGGGTGCGCCCGGGTCGAAGTCGCCGGTCGCCGCGGCGTTCCACGGGCCCTGGTTGCCCGGCGGCACCAGCGGCCGCTTGTTGCTGTCGGTCGCCGTCGCGAACGCGTTCCAGACCGCCTCGTTAGAGACGACCGCGCGGGCCCGCTGGAAGCGGTTCCGGCCGATCTGGGAGAACAGCTGGCCCATGCCGGAATAGAAGTCGTTGCGTCCCGAGTCGCCGCCCGTCCACACCTCCCCGGCCGTGGTCGCGGTCACGCCGTTGACGATGATGCCCGGTGTCGCCCCGCCGGTGATCGTGCCGGTCGGGTACAGGCCGTTGATCTGGCCGCCGGTGCCGGAGCCGAGCGCCACCAGGCCGTCGACCTGCATCGCGTGGTCCTGCATCAGGTCCTTGGTGATCACCGTGTCGAAGGCGATCGGCGACTGGTCCAGCAGCTGGATGCCGACGTCCTCCTGCCCGGCGACCGTCCGCACCAGCGCGTTGACGTAGCTGTCCGCCATGTCCCGGCCGGGCACCTGGGCGCCGTCGGCGGTCTGCGTGCCCACCCCGGTGCCGGTCGTGATCCGCGGCAGGTTGATCGAGTCGGTGCCGCTCGGCAGCGGCATCGCGTTGCACAGGTTCGCCAGCACCCTCCCGGCCCGCAGGTATGGGATGTACTCGTCGACGAGCCACAGCGGGGGGACGAAGTAGCCGCCGCTGCCGTCCGTCCGGTTCAGCGCGCGCTTCTCGAACACCTGCATGCCCGCGCCATAGAACCGCTCGAGGGCGCGTTCCTCCCGGCGCGAGGACGCGTGCAGCCGCTCGACCCGGTCGGCGGCCAGCCGGGCCCTGCGCTCCTGCCGCCTCGGCAGCTCGACCCGCAGCTCCGCCGCGTGCCGGTTCAGCCGCTCGCGGGACTTGTCCAGGCCGCCGCCCCCGTCGCCCGAGCCGAACTTGTCCCGCGCCAGGTCCGCCCAGTAAGAGTGCGGGCTGTGCTGGCCGTAGATCATCGGCTCGCTGGTCACCGTGACCGCGCCGCCGGGCTTCACGTCGGCCGAGGTGCCGTCCGCCCGGGCCGCCGCGGCGCGCTTCTCGCGGGCGTCGGCGTCGGCGAGGTCGTCCAGGCGCTGGCCGAGCTTCTCGATCTCGCCCCGGCTGGCCTGGTAGCGCGTCTCCTCATCGGCCGTCAGGTCGCGCCCGGCGCCGTTGTTCGCCGCGGCCGCGGCCGTCAGCAGCTCGCGGTTGGCCTTGACCAGCGACGCGCGGCGCGTCTCGAGCTGGCCGGCCAGGTCGTTGGTCTCGTCGCCGCCGGCGATCAGCCGGATCGGCGCGCCGTTCCTGCGGTAGCCGATGATCTCGCCCGGGAAGGGCGCAGTGCGGTGCACGTATGCCTCCATCGCAAGGTGGTCAGAACAGCGCGACTACCTTGCGATGGGGTAAACCGGCAGGCGTTCGTCGTCTCGGCCGGGGCTTGCGCCGTGCCTCGCGGACTACTGCTCGTGCGTGCTTACTGCATCCATCGCGCTACTGTTTCCGGATTGTAGCTGCATCTTGCGCGATTCACCTATAGCGATACGACGGCGCGCATCGCCGACATTCCGCTTTCAGCGGCGGGAGGCAAGCTCCTGCATGTCCAGGTCGCGCAGCCGCAGCTCCAGCTTCCGCGCAGCCGACATCTGCACCTCGTCACCCGGGATGCCCGTGCTGTCGTCCACGGTCACGACCGCGCCCGTGCCGCACGACCCGTGGTCGCTGTCGTTGTCGTGGGCGTGCGGGTGGGTCATCATCTCGCCGTCGGCGTGCTCGTGAGGATGCTCGTGCGTCCCGGTCACCGCGTCATGGATCAGGCCGGCCGCGTCGTAGTCCGGCGCCGCCGCCAGGTCGGCGTCCTCGGCCGCCGACGCGCGCCGCTCGAGCGGCCGCATCAGCGCCTTCTGCTCGGACTCGCCGATCCCCATCCGCTTCGCCGCGGCCCTGATCGCGGGCAGCGCCTTCGGCCCGAACGGCGACTGGGGCGCCCGGGCCAGCGCGTTGCGGACGTGGGCCGCGTCGTTGACCGGGAAGTGCCGCAGCGAGCGGGGCGTGGTCTTCCCGAGCGCGTCCTTCGTCCCGCCCGGCTCGATGTAAGCGAATGCTGAGTCCGGCAGGTCGTTGACCGCCGCGGTGGACATCGCGGCCCTGCGCTCGAGGGGCCGCCGCGCGGCGTAGTAGTCGTCCCCGAAGCGCCATGAGGACGGGCCGCCGGAGTAGCCCGGGTCGTCGCCGTCGTGGTCGTTCACCAGGCCGCGGCCGCACTGGTCGCAGACCTTCGCGTCCGGGCCGTTCATGCACCGGCACCACGGGCACGTCTGGGTGTCGTCCGGGTGCTGCACGTAGCCCATCAGCGGCTGGATCTCGTGCCCGCACTGGTCGCAGTAGGCCGCGTCGGCGTCGTTCCCGCTGTGGCACTGCCCGCACTCGGCGTGCTCGTCCGCGCCCCGCTCGTACGGGGCCGTCGGCATCCGCGCCTCGGTCGGCCGGCCGCGCCGCTCGAGCAGCCGCGGCCCCCCGATCGCGGCGGGCCGCCGGTAGGCGAGCTGCTCCGACGCGTACATCCGGCTCCCTGCCGTCGCCTGGTTCGCACCGTGGGTCACCGCGCACACGTCGCCGCGGTGCAGGTCCAGCTCCAGGATCGTCCGGTGCTCGTACTGCGGGTCCCACGACTGGCGGGTGCACACGAACGCGAGGCTCATCTCGTCCAGGTCGCCGCGCTCGACAGCCGACGCCAGGGCACGGACCTCTTCGCGGCGGCCGTCCATCGACGGCACGTAGGTGAGCACCCCGTGCGAGTCGTCCGACAGCTGCATGGTGCCGGACTTAGTCCGCGCCAGGGGAATGCCCGCGTTGTTGTGGCCGATCAGGAACGGCACGTCGAGCGCCGGGTTGTTCAGCGACCGCTTCGCCGCGCCAAGCGCCACGGTCTCGTCGAACGGCTCGCCGTCCTGGTCCCACATCGGGAACGGCGTGTCGTAGACGGCCGCGTACCCCTCCCAGGTGAACGCCGTGCCGCCGGTCCCGCTCGGCTTGGCCCGCATCTCGATGTTCCCGCGGGCGAACTCCAGGCCGAGGCGCTCCGGCACCCCGCGCATCGCCATCCTCGCCGCGCGGCGCATCTCAAGGGTCATGGCACTCCTCACGTCACGTCCTTCGGCGGCTTGAACGGCGGCAGCAGGTCAACCGCCGGGGTCGCGTCGATCTCGGCGAGCTGCTCAGGCGTCAGCGGCGGCAGGTCCTCGCCCGCCCGCACCTCCGACCGCGCCATCACCCGGCTGGTGATCTGCGCGTAGTTGACGACCCAGCGGGTCAGGATGTCCGTCCGCAGCAGCGGCGACAGGTCGAACTTCACGTACTGGCCCGGCGGCAGCAGGTTCCCCAGCTTCCGCTCCCACCAGGTGATCCACCGCTGCATCGTGTACGTCAGCAGGTCCAGCGCCTTCTGCTCGACGTTCGCGTAGGTGACCGACGAGCCCGTGATCGCCACCGCGAC